CTCTCGTCCTCTAATTTGCCCTCTGGCAGTTCTGTTTCGTCCTGCCCTATCGTTTTACTGTCTATGTCCGTTTTCGTCTCTAAACGGTCGATTTCAGTAGTATCCAATTCCTGTTTTAACTGTTCTGACATTTGTACTCTCCTTTTTCAAAATCGAAATGAAATATTATATTTTCAACTTTGGGTTCCAGCTTTGGTTTAAACAAAGCCCCAAACTGCCGTTCAAATATCTGAAGCTGCCGTCTCATGCTCCACTCTTTCCTGAAATAAAACGGTGTATACCAGAATTCCTGTCCAGGTCTTTCCTCCGGCATAAGCACATTGCCTGCCACTGGATTTGATAGTGTGTTTGCAACTGCTACATATCCTGGGCAACCAAGAAGCGACAGCTGTATAAAACACATTTGCGCAGTTACCCGATCGATATCATTTGCAACAAACAGCACCTGGGTCTGGTAATTAAATCCTTTCCGGCGAAATGTATTCGCCGCTGCTATAAGTGTTGCTCCGGCTCCGCAGGCAGGATCATTAACAGATACCCACTCTTTGTTCTGCAGGTTTTGTATATTGTCCTGTATCGTTATCTCTGCCATGCATCTGCAGACATCATACGGTGTAAAAAACTGTCCTTTCCAGTGATTTCCAAGTTCGAGACTCATATACAATCTTCCGAGGAAATCCTGATCTGGATTTCTTTCCAGCGCCTCTACGACAATCGCAAAACACTTTGCCGGTTTCTCTACTCCGCCAAGACGTTCAATACACTCCGTGTACTCTTTTTCCCGCTCTGCATATGCCGGGAGTGTTTTATTGACTGAATTCGCCAGTGTGCAGGCCATTGCCGCCATAAGATCGGCCCAGACTTGCCATGAACTTCTGCTGATGCAAAGCTGTTTGAATACATTCAAAAATTCTTTTTCAGTACCTGTAATCTTTTCTTCATTCACGTTTCAACAACTGCCTTTCATACTCTGCAAAGTCATAATCTCTCTGGTGAAAATTATTAAAGCGGTTTTGAGAAACAGGCTTTGGCTTATCTGGCACACGAGGCGCTTTGTCCTGATCTCTGGATATCCAGCCTGTAATAAATCTCTTAATCCCCCTCGGAGTCTTTTTATTTTTCGGGTTTGAATCCAACCATCCTCGCATACTGCGCAATGCCTGTTCAACATCAACTGCCGGATATAGTTCTTTAAGCTCTTTGACATATTCTTTTGTCACCAGGTAATCATCCCCATTG